TATTCGGAATATCCCAATAGAAGCAGGAGCAGAGCAATCAGCGACTATCGTTAACGATATTCAGAACGGAAACTTCCAAGGGGCATATCCATATAGGTCGGTAAAGTATAACTCATCTGATGGTATACTTATATCAGTATCGGGTGTGATCTACTTTTTAAAGATCACAAACAATTTTGCAACAGCATACAAGATTATTGATGGGAATGATCCCGGCATGATGCACACATGGTTCGTGCAAGCTGAAGACCGAGTGTATATCCAAAACGGATACCAGAACGCAATCGTATGGGATGGGGACTTAACAATCCCTGCTTATCGATTGAATCCATACAATAGAAAAATGCCGATTGGAACTGTCATGGAGTATGCTTTCGGGCGAGTTTTTGTTTCTGATAGGTTCAATCAAATTTACGCATCAGACATTATCTACGGAAACGGATTTACTGATACAACCAATACCGAGAACTTTACTGAGATTACTTACTGGGCAGAGGGTGGCGCATTCTCCACTCCATCGATGATGGGGAATATTACCGCGATGAAGGTAATGCCACAAATCGGAACAAACCTTCGCGGCCAAGGTGAGCTTGTTATCCTAACTGGCAATGGAGCGTTTAGCATGGATGTATCTATTCCAAGGACGCAGTGGAATACTTCAAATATTCAGCGCATCTCACTTCTTGGGCGCGGATGCACAAGTCCGTATGTTGGGCTGGCTAACTCGGAGCTTTGGTTTAGATCACATGATGGTTGGGCATTCTACTCAAATAGCCAATCTGAATTTGCGAGATACTTTTCACTTCGTAAACTATCGAGAGAAGTGAACAAGTGGGTAGAAAATGATACTCCTTGGTTGAAACAATTCGCTTCTACGATGTTTTTTGATAACTATCTAATCAGCACAGTTGCCCCTCAGACGTATCGCGCAGAAGGTGTAAAGGGCTTGAATAGGTATCATCGCGGCATGGTAGTTCTTGATCTTGACCAATCTTCTTCACCCGCACCAGATGCACAGCTTAAATTTAATTGGAATGGAATCTGGACAGGATTTAGACCAACGCAATTACTCACAGCATTGATTGATTCTCAAAAACGTGGGTTTGGATTCTCGTTTGATAAAGACAACAAGAACCGACTTTACGAGTTCACAATAGCCCAAGGCGATGATTACGGGCCTAATGGAAGCAGGCAGATTGATTCCTTCTTCACAACTGGCAGGTATGATTTTAATCGAAGCGGAGCTACAAACAAGTTCCTCCGCAAAAAGATTACGGGTGGAGAAATGTGGATGAGTGAAATCAAGGGGATAGTAGATAGTTCAGTTGAGTTTCGTGCAGATAGCAATCCATGCTGGTCAGAACTCAAAGTTCCTACAACCTATGGGTGTAATCCATGCTCTCCACAAGTAACTGAGTGCATTCCGCAAAAAGGTGGTAATCGCTATAAACGCTACAAGTTTAACACACCAGACCCAAGCGAGTGCAATGACTTGGCGGGAATTCCATCGGTGGAAGGAAGTGAGTTTCAGATCAAAGTCAACCTAACCGGAACCGCTACAGTTGATCGAGTAAGGCTTATGGCAAACATCAAGAATAACGATGACTCACCAGTTGGCGACTGCCCCGAAGAAAATCAAGAGTGTGAACCATTTTTGTGTTGCCAAGAAAAATATTGGGAATATAATATCGTAAATTAAGAGCTATGGATAACGCCGATTCATCCCCTTCAATTATTTTTCCGAATGTTCCAGATGATTTTTGTCCAACTGGAAACTGGGCTGATGTATTGCAAGAGTTTATTGACCAAGTTCTTTCAAACGGAACGATCAACGTTCCGGGTCTGGGCGATGTAACTCCAGAAGAAATTGCTACTATCAATGCAACTCTTACTGATCTTCAAAATCAAATTGATGCTATTGAAGATAACTTCCTTGTAAGAAAGGGAACTATTACTTCAATTCCTGTTGGAGATTCTATCCAGACAGTTTCATTTGCAGCATTTGCAACCAATGTGTTTTACGCTGGCATTACTCCATACTGCAACGCAACAATCGGTGCATCAGCTACACCTTTGTTTGCTATCGTTGACGGCAGCAAAACAACAACTGGATTCAATATCCGAGTTGAAAACAACATTTCTCAAATTACGCAGATAGATTGGGTTGCGATCTATTCTGTATAAACCAAGCAACAAACAAAATAAAAATATGACACCACTAAAAGGAACTGATCCGAAACTCGTTAGCGGCGGCTCACCAACTCGCGGTATGATCCGTGAAGGTATGGGCAATATGCCTAACTTGGGCAAGAAGAAGCCAAGCATCTACACGACTGCTGGCACTCCCAAGCAAGGCTACCAGAAATAATTATCGGAAACGATAATCCCTATGGCTGATACCCTCGAAGAGATGGTAGAGCTTGTGAAGGGGTTCGTCGGCGACTCTGGCACTTGTTCAGATGATCGCGCAATAAAGGCGATAAACCAAGCAAGGCGACTACTCTGGAATAAACGGGCATGGACTACTCAAGAAGAGTATGTCCAAATTTGCTGCGTGAACGATTGCTTCACTCTGCCAGCCCGTTACGAGCAAATCAAACTTGCTTGGATCGGGGATGAATCTGCCAGCCTCGCTGACGAATGGTTTAATGCGACGAACGCTTTTGCTCTTCAAGCAGGTAACTCATGCCATAGAGGAATTGTAGAAGTAGGAGGACTTCACGTTCTCTTCCGCGACTATACAACGCATCCATACCAAATCGGGGTAATGGCCGAGGAAGCTGAAGACATCGGCGTAGAGTTGATGTTTGAAGCGCAAGACCAGTATGACACCTACCACAAGGTCAAGGTAACTACTGCCAATCCTCCAACGCTGGCAAAGTCTGATCTTATTGTGAAAGGGATTCGGTCAGTAACCAAGCCAGTAACTAAAGGTAGGATTCGCGTGTATGCCTACGATACTGCATTGGAAGCAAAGACGCTGATAGCAATCTATCAACCCAACGATGCTCATCCTACATTCCGTAGGTTCAAAGCACCGAAGACTTGCGAGTGTATTACTCTTTACGCATCAAAGAAATACTTTGACCTAACCGACCCGAAAGAGTTGGTTGAGTTCATCCCAGATGCAATGATCTATGCGGTTCTTGCATTGAACTCGCGTGAGAATCGTAAGGCGCAAGAGTTCTTGAGTAACCTCGCATTGGCCGTGCAAGAACAAGAGAAAGAGATGGAAGGCTTAGAAATCCCCACTTGCGCTCCATTGCGGATAGCCAACTATAGTCGGGCAGACAACCTAATCGGTGCTGATATATTGTCACCAACACCCAACGACTACTTCCTCTACCGATGACATTGACAATTCCAGACAAGATTGAAGCAAAGAGCGTAATTGGATATGGTGATCCAAACTACGAGCTTAACTTGATGGACTTGGAGATTCTGAAACTACCTCCACGGGAATGTCCGCTGGTGCATAGGTTCACGCCGGGTATGTATATTCGGGAAATCTATATGCCGAAGGATACGATCCTCACAACCTTACTCCATCTCACTACGCATCCATTTTTCGTGATGAAAGGTGATGTGACTGTCTGGTATCATGGCATCCCTGCCCATCGTTACAAAACAGGCTACAGTGGCATCACAGAAGCAGGAACGAGGCGTTTGCTTGCTACCCACAAAGACACAATCTGGACTACCTGCCATGTCACAGATTTAACTGATCCAGACGAAATTATTGACAGCATCACTTCAAGAGACTTTAATCCCCACATCGCCAAGGAAGACCCAAGGGTGCAGAAGTGGCGGCATAACCGAACCGACTTAATCAAATGAGATCTTTTGACCATCCAGAAAACTTGTTTCGCAATAAACATCCAATGATGTTTCATACCAGCGGATTCGCTATTGCGGCTGGTGTAGTTGCTGTAGGCGCAGCGGCAGGCTCGGCGGCTATCTCCATGTCGGCAGCAGATAGGGCAAAGAAAGCTCAAGGTAAAGCTGGAAAAGCTTATGCTAAACAACTGAAGAAAGCAACGGATCAATACATTCAACAGCAAGATGAGGTTAAAAAGAAGATTTCAAAAATTAACCCTAATCTTAATATACCAGAATTTAAACTTGAGAATGCAACGCTTGAATCAATAAATGCTGCAAATCAAATAACCGCTAATACTTTACGGCAACTTGATGCCATTGTTCCGGGTTCTTCTCAGGCCAGAGCGCAAGCCATGCAGTCACTTGGTCAGTGGGAGAATAACCTTAATCAACAGTATCAAGGACTACAAGCTAACCAACAATTGATCGACCAGCAACGGGGAGTTGTTAGCAGTATGTTGAGGGGTGAACTTACTCCAGTTCAACAAGAACAAATCAATCGAGTAATTGCTGAAAGAGGAGGAGCAGGGTTTAATCCCGCAACGGCAGGTAGAGCAGGTGGATTCCAAACTGCGCAAGCACAACTTGCAGATCAATTGCGTCAATCTTCTGAAGCAAGAATACTTGCTGGTATGCAATTAGCACCCGGAGTGAATGAACAGCAACGAGGATTGGCAGCATCAAGCCTTGGACTTTCTGAAGGCTTCCGAGGTTTACAAAACACAGCTCAAAGTTGGCAGCAATTAGCCTCATCTTTCACTCAGAACGTTCCTCAAATTATGGGGATAGGTTTGCAAGGAAGAGGACAAAATATTCAAGTTCAGCAATACGGAATCCAAAATGCCTTACAGCAGCAAAACATGATTTCAAATATCAACCAAGGAAATTATGGCGCATTGACTGGACAGGCACAAGGTATCTACGGAGTAAATAAAGAAAACATCGCTGCAAGTTACGCTGCACAGCAAGCAATCGGCCAAGGTGTCTCTGACATTGGGCAGGCTACCTCTGGTGCGTTGACAATGGGAATGAACATCAGTGCCGCACAGCAAGGACTCAATTTGGGAGGTATGGGAATGGGTGGTGGAACGGGTGGGTATGCAAATAACCCGTATGGATCACAAATAAATCCATATGGCTCGGCACGAATTTCACAATTAACAAATCCAAATACAAAATATCTTGGTGGTAGCACTGACTATACCCCTCAGAGAAATACTTAAAATACCATGTCTATCGCAGAACTCATAATGACAGGAACCAATCGCGCATCGAACTCTACCGCATGGGTTGGAGATTCTTTGGCTAAACTTGGTCAGAATGTAGGACAAGCGTTAGCTCAACGCGAGCAGCAGAAGCAAGCGCAGGAGATGCTGCCTATGTTTCAGCAGAGTATGCAGGAGTCGATGAAAAAGGCTGGAGAAGGTAAGTCGGGTGAGGCGTATTCCATTTTGATGCCATTCTTGACTGACCCATCAGTTGCGAGGAATCCGTTTATGATGCCAGCATTGGAAGCTGGAATAAAGATGAATCAAGTGGCAGCGGATGACTTCTTGAGGAAGAGTCAGATTGAGGCATATAAAAATCGTTATGCTGCAAAGACTGGTGGAGGAGGATTTGACCCACAAGCTCTTGTAGATACCATGAATCAAGATGGTGGTGGTGATATTCTCACAATTGATGAGACAGTAAATCCAGAAGGTATCAACCCTGTAGTTGCAGGTGCACTTCCAGCAACATTGATTAACCCGCAAAATGTCCAGACTCAGCGCGGTATGGGCATGACACCAAGATCAATGGCCGCTCAAGCAACAGCAACAGGATTGCCAGCAGTTACACCAACCGGAACTCCGCAAACGAGAGAAGAAATTGATGCGGCGGCAGCGGCGGGATTGCCAGAAGCTACACCCACTACACCAACCGCACCCGGCATCGGAGCAGTTAAAGGTGTTACTCCAGAAAATGCACTTTTCCCTGATCTTCAAGCAGCACCTCCACCTAAGAATGTTCTCGAAAAATTCATTAGGTTTGAAGATAAGTTTGCTGCACTTCCATTTGAAAAACAAAAGGCAGAGATGGATAACAACTCCATTCTTTTCCCAGATCAAAAAATGCTGGCAGATTACAAGCCATCAAAAGGCAGAGGTATTATTCAACTTTCTCCAGCGGCAAGCGTTGGCATCCCCGGACTTGCTGGTGCAGTTGAGATTCCAGAATCATACAAGAAATTCATTGTTGGAAGTGTAAACATTAACCCATCAACTGGAAATACAAGCTATAGTCTTCGACCAGAAGTTGAAAATGATCCGAAGGCGAAAGCTGCCCTTGGATGGTTGCAAGATTGGCAGAATGCTTCACTCCAAGTAAGCGCAAATCCAGACCTAAACAATTTGTTGTCACAAGCAGGCAACGATGCGCTGGCTATTGATATTAAACCATTGGGTAAGAGTGTTATTCCCGGACAAGCCAGCATGGCTGAACTTTCAGTTAAAGGAAAGCCAGAAACAAAAATTCAAATTCCTAAAGAAGCGGCAGATCAAATTGCAATGCTTCGTTCACAAACTGCTGCTGCAAATGTTCACAATGCTAAGTTTATCCGCTTGAAAACTGCCGCTCAATCTCAAACAGCAGTAGCAAAATCAGAGTATAAGTCAGCAGAAGATGTGAGGTCTGCCGTTAAGTCTGGAAGATTGACAAGAGAACAAGCGATGGGTATTCTAAAATCTCAATTTGGATACCAATGACAGCAGAAGAATTTCTAAACCAATTGGATTCTCCTACGGGAAAACAATTAAGTGCAACAGCGTTTCTTGATGAAGAACCAGTAGGCACTTCTATTGGTCAGGAAATCTCGCAAATTCCAGCGGCACTGAAGCAATCATTTGGTCAACCGCTTGAAGCTATGGGAGAGACAGCACAAGTTGCTGGATTCCCCGCAGTAGCCACAGCATTGAAAGGCT